CAATGGAGCCATCTGCGCTGGTCGCAAATCTTAAAATAGAGTATTCGTTGTTTGCGTCACCAGCTTTTAAGTTTAGAATCGCCGTGGAAGCAAGAGATGTGCTGGCGTCCGATCCATCTATTGTGACATTACCGCTAGAGTCGATACGCATACGCTCTGTGCTATTAGTGCCAAAAGCTATTTTACCGTTGGAGTTATTAACCATAACATCCAGCTGGTCTGCGGTTTCGTTAAAGTTAATTTGAACATTGCCGTTTGCCACAGTTTCAAGATAAACCTGCGGCGATGCGCTTTTTATAGATAACTCACCAAAAGGACTACTCGTGCCAATACCAACGTTGCCACTAGAGTCGATACGCATACGTTCTGCGGCATTAGTAACAAACCGCATATAGTTAGTCGCATGGCCATATTCAATAACGCCCTGACTAGCACCAGAAGCGTCACCAAAACGAATACCTGACGCGACAGTTGAGAATAAAGTTATGCCCGTTTCTGTTCCGCTGGTTCCGTCAATGACGATGTTGTTAGCACTAGTGCTGGCTGTCGTTCCGCTTGCTGTGCCTTTGACTACGTTTAATTTTCCGTCTGGAATACTCGTACCAATACCAACCCGATTGTTCGTAGAGTCAACGTACAGCGTGTTGGTGTCTACGGTGAGGTCGCCTGACAAACTTACGTTCTGACTAGAATCAATCGTAATCGCAGTGCTTGTGGCGTTATCGTCGATGCCTACTGAAGTGAAGCTGTTAGTAGCCGTGAGGTCTGTAAACGTACCCGCAGCACCACCACCAGTAGCACCAACTTCAAAAACTGTCGTACCTTCTTTAGAGTACAGCTTTTTGTTGGTTAAGTCAATCGCTAATTCGCCTACCTGTAAGTCACCTGCTAACGGCGCACCTGATCCATTTTTAGTGATAATTGTTGTAGCCATTAAAAGGTTCCCCCGTTGATGGTTCCTGTTATTTCAAATCCGTTTAAGTCTAAGTTACCACCTAACTGTGGCGTAGTGTCACCGATGAGATCAGGGTTAATTGTGTTCCACGCAGATCCATCGTAGATACGTGTTGTGTTGTCACCTGTGTTAAAGTACCAATCACCAGCAGTAACAGCGTTACCGTTCAGATCCACCGTAGGATTGCTTGCTTGCGCTCCTAAGAAAAATCCGTCGATAGCCTCTTGTGCAGCCTCTGCTGCCGTTTGTGCAGCTTCAGCAGCCGTCTGTGCAGTCTCAGCGGCAGTCTGTGCAGTACTCGCGTTAGTTGCACTGGTTGCTGCGTTTGTTGCTGATGTAGATGCTGCTGATGCACTAGAGGCTGCGTTAGTCTCACTTGTTGCTGCATTGGTAGCACTGGTGCTTGCTGCACTAGCCTGAGTCGTTGCTGTGGTAGCACTGGATGCTGCACTGGTTGCACTAGACGCCGCATTGGTTGCGCTAGTCGCTGCCTCAGTAGCCTTAGTCGTAGCCGTAGTTGCACTGGCTGAAGCGTTGGTTTCTGAGGTGCTTGCGTTGCTTGCGCTAGTAGCTGCGTTAGTTTCACTTGTCGCTGCGTTGGTAGCACTAGAGCCAGCAGCAGAAGCACTTGTTGCAGCAGCGGTTGCACTGGTAGACGCATTAGACGCAGACGTTGCTGCGTTGGTTGCGCTAGTAGACGCTGCAGATGCCTGTGTAGTTGCTGTGGTTGCACTAGACGCTGCAGAGGTTGCACTTGTGCTTGCATTAGTCTCGCTAGTGCCAGCGTTGGTTTCACTGGTAGACGCTGCAGATGCACTAGAGGCTGCCGCTGTTGCACTAGACGCTGCATTGGTTGCACTTGTGCTTGCACTGGACGCACTAGAGGCAGCAGCAGTTGCGTCAGCCGCAACACCAGCTTCACTGGCAGCAGCCGCTGTAGCACTAGCCGCCGCAGCGGTAGCACTGTTGCTTGCTTCGTTTGCTTTTGTAGTAGCAGTCTGTGCGTCTAGGGCTACCTGAGATGCGTAGGCATCCGTGGAAGCATCTCCTGAACCACCGTCACCACGAAAGATTGGCAAAATTAATACCCCTCAATACTGTTTGATTTGCTCAGGTTATCCACTGCTGGAATCACCTGTAAATTCCAAGGAACGTGTAAGCCACAACAGTTTTGTCCACGGAGGGGAACTATATGGTCAACGTGATGAACTACTCCGGTTAGCTTTGAACGCAAGTCGCGTAGTTCGTAAATCTCTTCCAGCATAAATTCATGTTCTTCTGTAAGCCACGCTGGTTTGGCTCTGGCTACCTGCTTGTTTCTTAGGTAGGCTTTGGTTATGTAGTACTGTTTGTTTTTGCGATAGTACTTTCTTTGTTTTGCGTTAATACTGTCTTTACGTTCTTTGCGTTTTTCGTTAACACAAAACTTACATTGTCCCATGTATCCATCAGCATACCTTGGGCCTTTGCTAAATTCTGAATATAATTTTGTTTCTCTGCAAGTACTGCACTGTTTCATACATCCTCCCACAAGGATAAAATGAGGGTACTAACTGTGTGGGCAGCGTTCCCCTCTGAACTATTTAAGTATTACTCGTCACAAACAGCGAGGATAAATCCAGCTTCAGGGCGATAAGTCTCAACACCATAGAGGGTATCTGCGGTGTACAGAGTGCTTAAATACTCCTGCTTATATTGAGTCTGCGAACGTACAGCCATTTGCTCTGCCATTACGAGGGCGTCCTTGTGGAAGAACAAGCAGCCACGGGTGTCAGCAGTAGACGCAGTGTTCTGAGCAGCTACTTCCAGAACGGGAGCATTGCTAGAAACGTAGATGTCTACACCGTAGAGGTTACCGATGAGGCCAGACTCAACACCACGACCACCAACAAAGTCGGAAGATACGTAGCGGTCGATGCCCATGATAGACTTACGTGACGCAGGAGGAATAACGAGAACTCGTCCGTCCATAGGTACGTCAGCATCGTCCATCAGCTTGATTGCTTCACGGAAGCCAAGGTCGGTAAAGTTGTCACCAGACGTTACAGTGTCAACAGCATACGTAGCAAGGCCAAGAGCAGCATTGAAGTAGTAGCTGTTGCTGTTTACCCAGTCAGCACCAGTGTTGGCAGGAGTCTGAGTACGAGTACCGTTACCGAAACCAGTAGCAGCGTTGATGAGGTCAGTGTCTACCTTCAGAGCAAGCTGGTAGCCAGCGTCTTCGGTGTAGAACTGTCGCAGAGAAGACAGAGCCTGTACTTCTACGATGTCCTCAATCAAACGTGAGTACTCAAAGTGACGGTCAACAGTGACAGTCAGTTCTGACTCAAGGTTAGCCTGAATCGTAACTGCTACAGCTTCTGCCTTAGCAGATGCAGCACCACGGATGGGCTTAGGAATGTGAATAACGTCACCCTTCTTGCCAGTCATAGCGAGACGCTTGACAAGGGGAGCCATCTTCAAGTTCTTTTGATAAGCAGCGATTACTTCGTCACTCCAGATTTCTGGAATAAAAGTACCCGCAGCGGTTTTGTCTACTACAGCATTAGCTGTAAAATAGGCACCAGAGGTTTCACCAGCCATTGTAATTCTCCTTTAGGCTATCGAACCCGACCCTCTGCGTAAGCCTTAAGTAGCTCGTCCGACATGGACTGATAACGCTCTGGGTCAGTTCTCATAAGTTTAATAATGTCAGCACGACGATAAACTTTACGACGAGATCCCTCTGCTGTTCCGCGAGCGTTGCCTGTTGATGCAGTCTTAACTGAACTCTTACGTGCTTCTCTTTCTGCTTGTGCAGTCTGTTGAACTACTTGACTCCGTTCTTTCCAGAGGCTAAACAGTTCGTTAGCAGCATCGTAATCGTACTGTTGATCTGCCTGAACAAACAACTGTGTTCGGACTTTTGACCCTTTGATCCACTCAGCAAACTTAGGGTCTTGCAGTATCTGTTCCATTTCAGGATGAGCAGACTTTAGTTGTGCAAGAGTAGCCTGTTGTTTGTACTGCTGTGTGTAAGCCTGTGCTTCTTTGATCTTAGGGTGGTTGTCTATAGCTCGACTAACAGCGGTCTTGGGATCGACAAAGAAATCTACATCGTCATCGTTATCGTCTTGGTATTGCTGTTGTTGAGGTG